AGCCAATCCGTATGTGCTAATTGTTCCTGCGATATTTCCACCAGCAACAGTTACCAAAGTAAATCCTGTGTAAGAAGTTGTTACTGTTGTAACCCCACCATTTAAATCAAAAAGTAATCCAGCACCAATACTGTATTGAACTGTGTTTGCAGTTAAAAACGGGTTGCTTATCCAAGTTGTTACACCTTGTTGGATTGTGTTGTTCATTTGAAGCAATTGAAAAGCATTTGATAAAGTACTGTTTTCATTACCAGCACCAGTTGTTGCAAAAGCACCAACATAATATCTGCCTCTTTCGTAATTATTGCTTGAATTATCTGCGCCAGAAACTCTCAGGCGTAATCTCAAATCATTAACATCAGTAGCACAAGTTAAATTACTAATAACAATCATATAATTTTTGTATGTTGCACTAAAAACATCATTGATTGATTGACTGGTTACTCCACTAAAGGTAACCGTTGAGAGGTGCACACCCATAGGGGTAGCAGGTGAATATACGCCAAGTGTGGTGTCAATAGCGTCACCAAGGTCTTTAATGGCTTCCCAGCCGTCTTTAACTAAATCTGTTGCAACAGGCGTAGGCCAGCCGTTGTTAGTTGTTGTTCCCATATTCTCCTAGTTTATCCTTTTCTTAAATAACGTCAAGCCACATAGTTGTATTGTCTAAATTCTGCCATTGGGTTAATGGGTTGTAGTCTTCCCATTGTACATCAAGAGTTGAGTAAATTGAGTTAGAAACAGACATAGTAAGTTCAATGTTTCGTCTACCAAGTGACCAAGTCCAGCCCTCAACAAAGCCCTCAAAGAATCCGGAAGATATAAGACCTACTGGAATATTGTCCACGTATAGCAAAGTGTCCATAGATACAGCTAATAGGTCATCACGAACAGTATTGGTCATAGCATCATTGGCTAGGTTTACTGAAACGGCTTCAAGTGACGTTCTAGGTGTTCCACGAAAGTTAACAAAGTTTACAGCTTGTTCTTCAGCGTCAGCTTGCTCAGCTAATATTGTATTTCTAATTTCTTGTAACAAACCATAATCATTTATTGACGTATCGTTTTGTGCTGCAACTTCAGCAAAAGGGTCATCGTATTGAATTACAACGCTATTGACAATGTCGGCTGTTTGTAATCTTGTTTGTATATCAGCATTAGCCAAGTTAGCGTCTAGTTCTATTAAGTTATCTGAATAGTTAGTTATTCTTCTTTCAGCGTCAGCGTAACCTATTTCAAAATCTGTAGTGTCATACAAGTAACCTAAGCCTGATTGTTGGGTTAAATCTGTAAGGTTATAAGCCTGTTCTATTTGAGCAGGTCTAGCTAGTACTTCGTAACGTCCAGCATCAATTGTGTCTATGCCTTGTATGCCGTAACTATCCCAAGTCTCTGTAGTAAAGTCGTTCCAAGTTTGTGTGTTACTTAAATCTTCCCAAGCAATAAACAAAGTTTCTTGCAGGATACGTTGAATACGTGCGCCGTCTAATTCTTCTGGATAACTAACAGCACCGGCAGTTCTTTTAACAAGTAACCCAAGTGCACCTATTGCTTGTATTTGTAATGTATTAGGTTTACCGGCTGCGCCTGCACCCTCAAACCTGTTGTATACACCTGAAACTTCACCTGTAAACAACTTAACAAAAGCACCTGCTGAGTTAGTAACTTCAATAATTACAACGTCTAATAGTTCAACTACTGGGCTTGCACCATCAAGGTTTAATAATTCTATATTGCAGTAACTTGGTTGTGTTGCTTCAAAGAAATCATTACGACCATAAGTGATTGTGCCACCTGACAAAATGTCATTAGTTTGTACAACACCTGCAATAGTAACCCGATAAGTTGGTGAATAAACTGTCATAGGTTTATCTAAAGCCGAAGTTGAAAGGTTTTATACCTGTTGTTTTAAGTGCTGTGTTTTGCACTTTAGTAATTGTTCTAGCTGTGCCTTGTGGGTCGATTGCACCTCTGACATTGTTGTTAATTACAACTGTTGGCTTTTGGGTGTTAATTCCTACTAAACCTTGTACTTTACCTGATAATGGGGCATCTGGTGCAAATTGTCCTGTTGCACTTGCAAATTGTCCTATAAGTGAATTGTCAAACGCTGTTTTGAAATCTCTAAATTTTTGAACTGCAGCATCAAGTTTAGCAAACAAACTATCTAAACCATTAACCATAGAAGTTAATAAGTTAACAAATCTTACAAAACCTGAATCTTCACCTGTTGAACTATCAAACGTTCCAGCAAGACTACCAAGACCAGAACCAAGTTCGCGTAAAGCAGCTCCTAAATCATAACCTGCTGTTTCTGCATCTTCAACAACTTTACCAAAAGTTAAAAAGGCTGGTACTGCAGCTTTTCTATCTTGCCCTGTTAATCCGTTTACTAATCCTTTAATTGCAGGTACTAAGTTTTCTTTGATAAAATTAGAAAATCTCAATGCAACTGGTAACAAGGCTTCACCTAAAGTTATTTTAACATCTTCAATATTTGCTGCTAATTGTCTTTGACTGTTTGCTAAGCCATCTGAAGTTCTAGCAAAATCGCCTTGAGCATCTGAAGTTTGTTTATAAATGGCTGCTTGAGCTGCAAGTACTTTATTAGCAGGTGACAATGCGTCTTTAGTTGTTTTAATTAAACCTAATGCCAAAGCTTCGTTTTTAAGTGTTGCATCGTTAAGTAAAATTCCGTAGCGTCTAATAGGTTCGGCTTCGCCTCGTAAGGCGGCACCGATTGCTTGTATAGCGTCTTCTGGTGATGTGTTATTAAATGAGGCTAGGTCTGATGCTAGTTTTACAAAGCCTATAGAAAATTTAGATAAATCTTTTCCTGTTAAACCTGCTGCTTTACCAAGTGTTGCAAAAGTTGATGCAGCATTAACTGCTTGTTTTCTTGATTGTCCTAATGAATCTGCAGCTGTTTTAGCAAAGTCTTCAATGTCTTTAGAAGCGTCACCAAATATGACTCTTGCTTTTGATATTTCTTCTGAAAAGTCTGAGGCTGCACCAATAGCGTCTTTTCCTATTTTTATTGCCATAGCCCCAGCTGCAGCGCCAAGGGCTGCAAAAGCCAAAGCACCAGCTTTTAATGCTGTGCCAAGTTTGTCGCTAAAACTTCTACTTTCTTTATCGGCTTTATCAAGTCCTTTAATAAAGTCTTTAGTGTCAGCAAGTAACGCTAATTTAAGTGTCCTAATATCAGCCATTAAATAGCCCTACTTTTCCAACTACTTGTAATCTTTTCATAACCTCGTAACCATTCCTGGGCAATAACTGGTTGAAATCTAGCCATAGCCTTAAACAACCACCAACCCTGTTTGCCACTTTGACCAGAGCGTTTAGGAAACTGTTTATATTGCTTAGAACCAAACTCATTACCCATTATCACATAACCAGCACTAAAAGCACTAGAGCCAACTTTTTGCCTACCACCAATACTAAAACTTGGGGCTTTGTCTGATTTAGATATTCTTATAGATTGTGCTACAGCTATCGCCTGACGATTATTAAAAGGTGCTGATGAAGCTGCGCCTTGTGCATATCTTGCACCTCGTTCTGCTAAATCACTAGCTATTTTTTTCATATCATTTTTTGCGCCATCGTCCATTTTACTAAATGTACGTAACAAGGCTCGATAATCTTTGTCAACCGGAACTAATCTAATTGCTTTAGCCATTAGCTTGCTCGTTCAATATGTCTATAGCCGTTGCCCATATTTCGGGTTCGGCATTGAGCCAATAGTCTGGTGTTATCCCAGTTGCTATTGCTAGTTCTACTGCTATTCGCCCGACGCTTCGGGCTTGGTAAAATTTGCTGTCTCAAAATCAGAAGCTGTAATATCGGTGACTTTGCTTTTCCAAGTGTCAAAGTTTTCGACTTTTTTGGTAATTCGTTGTTGAATTTTGTGAGCCAAGAATAGAAGAAGTGTGTTACTTGGTGTGCTTTCGTCAATAAGTATTTTAACAATTGACTTGCCTGAATATAATTCTTTTTCTGCAAGTGATAGTTCGATTGGTCTTGTCCATTCTTCAAACTTCTCACCTGTTTCTAGTTCCCATAATAATTTAAGTTTAAGCATTTGTGTGCCCCTGTTCTGTTTGTTGTTGTTATGCTGTTAGGTCTTCGGTTGGTATACCTACAACTTGTAATGATACTGAACAAGTTTGTACGTCTCCACCTGAAGCTGTAACGCTTGGATATTGTGGCAATACGTAACCAGTTAAAGTTACACCGGTTCTTAATGTCATAATAAACGCAATTGTAGTATCTGGGGCTGTTTCAGTTCCGTCCCATAATACTTTGTACAAGCTGTTTGGTGTTGCTCCTACGTCGTTCAAAAACTCAATGTCAAGTGTAACGTTTGAGTCAATGTATTTGTATGCTTTGCCTGCAAGGGTGTCAAAAGTTAATCTTTCTGTATCAAAGTTGATAGCAGAAGAAGTAATTTGTTCTGAGTATAAATTTCCATTAACACTCAAAGTTAATTGACGACCACTTAAAATAGTTGTTGCCATTGTTGCCTTTCCTAGCCTGTGTAGGCTGTTTGTAGTTGGATTTCAGCAGATAGCAAATCTGTGCTATTTGTCTGCCTAAT